TTACTTAAAAATCATAACACTTACCCCGGCAAGCAAAGCTCCCAAAATAAATGTTATGATTTGATTTCTAATATTCTTTTTTATTTCTTTATAATTCTGCGCAGGTTCATTCTCTATGTTTGCTACTCTTGTATTTAATCCGTTTACATCTTCTCTCATTAGTTTAGTTTCATTTGCTAGTTCTTTTACTGCATATGTTAAATCATGTATGTCTTCTAATTTTTCATCGTGTTCATTCAATCTTTTTGTGTTAGATTTTGACCTCTGTTCTACTTGCACTAATCTTTCTATTAATTCTTTTTCTTGCATATGAGACTACTCCTCCTCTTTTGTTTCTTCTGAAATTTCAACTTCTTTGTATGTATCTTCAACTAATAAGGTTAATTTGCTATATTCTTCATCAGTTATTTTGCTCATTGCATAAAATACATTTAATTTGTTTTCTATGTCTGCTTTTTCTTTGTAGTATTTTTTTACAATTAGTTTTTTCAATAATTCTGTTATCATTTTATTCCACCTCGCTTTCTACTTCTTTTTGTAAGTTATCTAGCAACATAGCACTTGTTTGTGTTGTGTTTAGTAATTGCTTTATTTCGTCTATTTGATTTTGTAATTTGTTATTTTGAGTACTTGGGTCTATTGCGTATTCTATTTCAAATATTGGACTTGTTTCATCGTTACAGTAGATATGTGTTACGTTTTTGTATGTGTGTAATGTTTCTTTTATTTGTTTTGCTGAAATTTTTTGTTCTGATGTTAATTCTAAGTCAAGCGGTGTTGCTAGTTTGTAATAAACGATAACGGGATTACCTTCATCGTATTTTGATTTAAGCCATGCTTTGAATGCTTCTAAATTAAGAAATTCATTTTTTTTAACACAAAATCTTAAATTTTTTCCGTTATTATAGACTGTAATTGCATTTTGTTTGATTGTTGACGAATAAACAAAACAATTGCTACAACCATAACCATCTTCAGCACCACTTATATCAAAAACAGCAACAAGAATTTCATCTGTGGTTGCACCACTTAAAGCTAACTTTTCTGTTCCATCTAATACAACTTTTTTCCACTCGTGATGTTCTACATCTGCAATATAATCTCCTTTAAGCATTTCTTGTTGAACTGGTAGTATAAATGTTTGTTCTTGATGCTCGGTATATGTATCATCATCATTACTTTCATATAACATTACATCTATAGTTATATCGCAAATACAATTATCAGATGGCTTTTCCATTCTAAAATTATTAATTATTTCATCTGTTCCCAAATATAATGTATTATTATATTCTTTGTTATTGAATGTTCCTGAACTCAAACTAAGAGCTGCATAATAGTTGTTTCCTGTTTTTCCCCAATAAAACCTGATATTTCCATCTGTACTACTTATAGTCCCATTTACAATATATTTTAATTTGTAGCTTTTTCCACTAAATGTCTTATCCCCTTGTACGTTTGTTGTAGCATAAAAATAATTTGTTGGATTTTTCACTGTAATTCTATTACCATTATATGTAACTCCTGCTCCGGTTTTATTTTCGAATTTTAATATATTTTTATTTATTACTTTTATTTGTATATTATTTTCATTTTTTTTGATTTCAGATGGATAATCAGGCGATGGTGATTTTCCATACTCTTCAAATGCTTTTAATTCTGTCCCTTCATTCATAACAAATTTCAAATATGAATTATCATCATATTTTGCTCTTGATATACTAAATGCTACATATTTACAATTATTTGGTGTAGTAAACGAAACCCCTGATGTTTTCCCTATTCGATTCTTGTTTTCATCCAACATTACATTTGTTGAGGTTCCTACATCACTTCTTATGTAATTTGTATTTTCTTTTACTTCTATATATCCTGAAAAACAAAAATTTCCATCATCTGTCAAATTTCCTGTGTCACCATCTATTTTCTTATTTTTTTCAACATTCTTATAATTATATAAATTATACCCCTCTCTAGTTTCTTGACTGTGATTTCCACCTATTCCAAACTTCAGAAATCTTGCATCTGAACTATTGTCTAAATCTATTCTTTCTCCATTTGCTTGTCCTACTATTTGACTTGATTGTAAATCTTTTCTTAATCTTTCGTTTTCTTCTTTTAAATTTGATATATCTGTTATGGTTCCTGTTACATTTGTAGATATTGTTTCTATATTTTTTTCATTAGTATTTATTTTTTCTAAATTTTCTCCAATATTCTTGGTTATTTCACCTGTAGAATTGTCTATTATATCCCAATTATCATTTAAATACTTTTCTATATCAAATGCATCTGTATTTGTTTGAATATTATCGTGCTTATTTAATCCTAAATTTTTAGTTATACTCATTTCTATAATTCCCCATTCTTCTTTTATGATTTTTCTAGGTTTTTATTAAATATTTTCCTATAAACCTATTTCCATAATATTTTTTTAATTGCTAAGTCTACATAGCCTTGTGCTCCATTTTGAACAACTCCTGTTTCAAAGTTAATTCTTACAACACATCTTCCATCACCGCCAGCGCTTGTTTTTACATATGTAGATAACCAATTATTTGTTAAAATTCTCGGATATGTCATAGTAATAATATTTTCGCTATCATAAAAACACACTATAGCTTCTTTGGCTTTTTTTAATCCGTCAATTGTGGCTGTTTGGCTATAGCTCAAATTAACATCTGCTTTATCCCAAGAATTTACATTATTTATTGCATTTTCTATATTTGTTTGCATTTGATTTAGGTTTGTAGCATTTATGGCTGGTTGTTGCCCATTAATAAAATTTATTTTATCCATTTTTTCCCTCCATTTCTTTTATTTTACTTTCTAATTCCTCTACCTTTGTAGTTAATTCTTGTATTGCTTTTGTAGCAGTTGCAAGAATTGGCAATTCATTTATATAATATTTCTTTTCTTTTTTGTCTTTATCAAAATCTATTAAAACAAAATTAGAATCTATTTCTTCCATTTCCTGTGCAATATAACCTGTATTATAATGTTTTTCATCATCTTTTCTTTCAAATTGTTTATGTTTAATTTTTTTTATTATTTCTATTGCATTAATATCACATTCTTTTATATTCTTTTTTATTTTTCTGTCCGATGAAAAGTTATTCGCATATATATTCCCTTTAACATTTAGATTACTATATATTGTTGCGGATGTAGAGTACACATCAAAACTAACGCGATTAGAGTCTGTCCCTAAATAAACCATACCCGAGTGTACTGAAAGTTGATTATTTACATAAAGGCTATTGCTACAACTCATATCTCCTTCATCTGTCAAAAGACAATATGAATTATCCCCTATTTTAAAACTATTACTACCTGATTGATTTGCAAAAAATTTTATTTTGTCTAATATATTTATACTGTCCTCAGTTATTATTAATTTATTTAGTATATTTATAATATCTCCAGCTGTATAAGTTGATTTTTCAATACTCATAAGGTATTCATCTTTTACTGTATCATAAAAATAAAAAGCTCCACCTTGAGGGTCACCTATAAGTTTTATTTCTCCACTTTTTATTCCAGTGCCGATTCCATCTAATACTACATCACACGAACTCAATACTAGTTCTCCATGAGATGCATCTGATGTTTCTTCGCTCATTTTAAAATTTTTTATATATAATACCGGATGAAATTTTTTATCACTAATAGTTGTAATTCCCCATGCCATTCCATTTGATATCTCTTTATTATACTCTCCTTGAACTCCAAATGATATATATCTATTTTCATTTTGAGAATTTAATTCTTTTTCATAATGTACACCCATTTCTCCAAAAACTTCACCTAAATCCGTATCATAAAAATACTGTCCATTTTTTTCTAATGTCATTAGAATATTTTGATTTTCATCTAAAATAGCAAGTACCGCATTATTATTCAAAGTCATAAATTGTATAAACTCTGAAATCTGGTTCCATGCTATTTGAACTGAAGTGGAATTTTGCCTAATTTTTGTTCCTAGACTTATATTAGGTACAAAAGCATCCGTTAAATTATTCTTTATTATCCATTTTGCATAAAGTTCTGCTGAATATGCTAAAATACTTATAGTATTTTTTCCTTCACTTAATTGTATTGAAATTTCTCCTAACTCTTCTTCTGTCGCTGTATCTTTTATAGTTCCGTCATCATTTATTCTTCTTATAATTTTTGCCTTTGAATCCGATAATATATATTCATCTCGTACATTTCCTTTTTGTTTTAATACATCTGTTACCCCCAACTCATATACTTTTTTATTTCCGTCTTTATCTGTTACTACTATTTTGCTATCTCCAATAGGATATAAATTATTATTTGGATATAATGTATCTGCTGGAGCTAAATACTCAAATACTGTATTGTTTCCATATATATGTAATTCGTATAATTCACCCTCAGCACAATTCTCTAACGTTATTGTTTTTATTCCCTCAACTTCATTTGTTAAGTTCTCAATGTCTGATACTGTTTGTGATATGGTGTCAAATGTTTGTTCTACTTTTGTTAGCTTTTTACTTTGTTCTGAGGTTTCTTCAACTAAATCTCTAATTAAACCTTCATTTTTTTTGGCTAATCTTTCCACTTTTAAGGACTTTTTTTCTTCTTTTGTTGTAACTTTATATTCTGTGTTTGTTTGTTCTGGCAATTCTGCCTCTATATTGCTTGATATTCCTGTATTAATTGTTATATTTGCCTTTAAGTAATAAGAATTATACAAACTATTTTCTTTATCTCCAAGTTTTATGCTGGCACATGGTTTCAGCCACATTACTCCAACATCAGATGCCTCAAAAGAATAATATTTAAGACCTTTTATTTGTTCAAACATTCCTTTGATAAGTTTTTCTCTTTGAAATTCTATAAATTCATTTTCATCAAATCTTATTTCACATCTACCATTTTCTTCTATACTTTTTTCATCTATTTCTTCAATATTATCTTCTACATTTCCACGTCCTAATACTAATGCATTTATTGGTCCAAACTTTTCTTTTATTGTTAAATCTGTTAGATATGATTTATCTAGTGTTTCTAACTCATTATTATTTACTTTATATAAGTTTAGTTTATTATCTTCTATAAATGCAGTTGTTAGAGTTGCTTGAGTTACCTTTTCTAAAACATCTCTATATGTTAGTTCCTGAACTGAAAAAAAATCTTCCGTAACATCTAAATCAGCATTATAAAAGTCTGTAGAATATAAGTCAACTTTACATACTTCACAAATTTTCTGTACTAATTCTAACATTTTACAAGGATATGTTAATTGTAAATCTGATTGTTTAAAAGTTTTCATAAATCTAATCATTCTGTCATATCCTGTCACTATTATTTCATCTTTTTTCTTACTGTCTTCTATATCTTTTATAAAATAATTCCCTAAATCTACATATTCAAATTTATTGTTGATAAATAGTCCATATTGAAAATTAACATCTTTGTCTTTTATTTCATTTGCATTTTTTACAGTAATTTCAACTTGTTTCATTATTGTCTTAAATAGTTGCCCATCGAAACTATATTTCAATTCTTTTGCAATTACTTCTTTTTGTTTTCTTAATTTCCATATTGGTAATGCATTAAAAATATGTACTGGCATCATGTGTATTTCTTGAACTGTTATTTTTCCATCATATATATTTAGTTTTATATTTTGTTGTTTGATTTTTTTAGTTATGTTTTTAAATTCATTACTTACACTCATGTTAATTGTGGCCTCCTATCTATTGCTGTTAGTATTACTGAAAATTCATTCCAATAACCTCCACATGCAAGTAAACTAGATTTTATTACTTGACCATTGTAAAAATCTTCTGAAAATAAATCTCCTTGCTTATAATTTCCCATGTCTTTTTCTAATTCAAATTGAACACCCTCTATAAAAGGATGTTCAAGTAGTTTCTTTATTAAATTAAATTCTTCATCTGATACTATTCCGAATTTTATTTCTAGTGTTGTAAAGTAACCTATAAAAGTTCCACTATAATGTCCATCTAGTGTATTTCTTCCTGTTCCATCACCCCATAGAGGCTCTGGTCCAGGAATTAACTCAACAATTCCTGGAACTTGAATATTATTTACTATCAATTTTGGTTCATACATATTTTAGCCTCCATTCGTTGCAAATTTATTTTTATTTTTAATTTTTTCTAGCCTTTTATTTAATTCATATCCATCAATATATAAATTAAAATTAAGACTTAAATTAATTAGAATTTGTATTATTCTCTCAAGTAATTCTATAACCTTTTCATTATTTCCTAATCCCATTTCTTGATTAGCTTTTTTGTATAATGACATTAATTTGTCTTCTGGTGCAACAACTTCACCTTGATGTCTATTATCACCTATCATTGCTAATTGAGGTGTATTGGCTTTTACATATCCACCCTGGGCAAGACGTGGTAAATTTAGACTTCCTATTTTCCCAACACTCACACCTGGTATTAGATTTATTATTCCAATCGCTCCGTTTATTAAGTTTATGGCTCTATTTATTGTTCTTTCAACTAATGAAATAACTCCATTAATTCCTGTTTTTACAGCATTTGAAATTGCATTTCCTATACTTGTACCTAAATTTGAGAAAGTATTTTTTATTCTTTCCCATATTCCACTAAAGAAGTTTCCAATGTTACTAAATACGTTTGTAATTCCAGTGTAGGCTTGTTGAAACTTATTTGAAAACCATTGTCCAACGTTTGAAAATGTATTTTTTATTCCTTCCCAGCATTTGGCTGCTACTTCTTTGACTTTATCCCAATTTTTAATTAATAAGTATATTCCCGCACATAATGCTGCAATTGCTACAATAACTAAAGTTATAGGAGATGTCAAAACTGTTAAAGCTGCATTGAATAGCCATGTTGCAGCAGTAGCAGCACCTGTTGCAACTGTGTGAGCTATTGTTGCTGCTGTATTTGCTATCTTCAACGCAGTATTTACGACCCATTGTGCAGCTTGTTTTACTAATGCTGCTGTTCCTGATGCAATGCTTATTATAAAATCTTTTGCGTACATTAATGTCAAAGCAACAGTTTCTGCTTTATCTGTAATTTTTGCAATTATATTTCCTAAAATAGCATTTTTTAATAGTTCTAATGCTACAATTACACCACCAACCTGTTGTATGAAAGATATTAATTCTACAACTTTCCATGCACTGAAAAAACCTAATACAGCAATTTCCATCCCTGTAACTACACTTTGATTTTCACTCATCCAATTTCCTATTCGTGTCAATGCGTTTGCTAATAAATTTAAGGTATCTATGATTATTCCGCCTGTCCACTTAGCTATAGGTTCTAAAAAATTATTCCAAAACCATTCGAAAATGGGTTTGAAAGCTGTTATTAATGGATTTAAAACTTTTAGTGCACCTGATAACAAATTTAAAAATGCTGGAAGTAAATTTTCTATTGTCCATTTTGATAATGGAATTAAAACATTATCATATAACCATCTTAGACCATCTTTTATTGTTGTTATCAATGGCTGTGCAGCATCTTTTACTTTATTAAATGAATTAATAAGTGGTTCAAAATTGATATCACTAAATATTTTTCCTATATCACCTGCTTGTTTTTTTAGATTATCTGTCAAGTTTAGTCCGCTTGTATCTATGTTTCCTCCTGCACCACTTCCACCAGAAGAACTACTATCACTATCTTCTTTTTTTAGTACCTGAGCAGTATCAAATGCTGCTAAACTTTTTAAATCTTTAGCTGATTTTTTGGCACTATCACCAATTCCACTTACTGCATCACTTGCTTTTGTTGCACTTGATGCTAAATTATTAACAGTATTTGTATTATCATCCCCACCAGCTTTTCCAAATATCATTTCTGTAAATGATTTAAAAGCATTAGCTAATACTTGCAATTTGGCTAATACCCAGTTTATTCCTTTTACAATTGGTGTAAATATATTTATAAAACCTTGTCCTAGTGTAGCTTTTAACTCATTAAATCTTAGACTTAATACTCTGGTTTGGTTTGCCCAACTATCACTGGTTCTTGCAAAATCTCCGCTGGCTATATTTAATTTATCCAATACAAATTTATACCTTAAAGCCACTTTTTCCTGTTCAGACATTTGGGATGTTGTTTTTTCATATCCATTTGCTAATGCATACTGGTCTAATGCATTTTGTGTCATTACTACGCCTAAATCTTTTAATGATTCTGTTTCACCTGTAAATACTGATTTTAACTTTGTATATGCCTCATCACTTGATAAATTATAAAATGACGCAACATCTCCTGTTAGTCCTGTTAAAGTTTCTGACATAGCTAGTGCTGATTCATTACTAAAATCAAATGCTTTTGCCATGGCTCCAAATGTACCAACATATTTTTTGGTTACTGTTTGCCCTAATCCAAATTGAGTTATCGCGTTTTCTGCAAATTGGTTTACCTCTGTATTTAAGTTGCCAAAAGTAACATCTACTACATTTTGAACTTCTGCTAGGTCAGAGCCTAAATTTATACATTCTTTTCCAAAATTGACTATTGCTTTTACAGAAAAAGCTGCTATAGCTAATTTTCCTATTTTCTTTAATGAGTTTTCTATCCCTGAACTTTTTATTGTATTTGTTGCACTTTTTAGCCCTTTATTAAACGGATTTGAATTTAATAATAATTCAAAATCTACTGCACCTACATTTGTACTCATATAACACCTCCTTCAAGTTAGGACATCTTATTTTTATCAACTGTTATCACCTGCCATTTCTTTAAATGCTTTTTGAAATTCGGTAATAACTTTTTTATAATTTTCTTTACTTATTTTTTTTGCTAATTTGTTTCTATATTTCCATCTTATATTTTTTTGTTCCTGTGTAAAATTTTTTAGCATTTCTTCATCTTCTTCACTACGAATCTGAACAATATTTCCGTAGTGGTGTATCTGGCATTAAACCAGATATGAGATTGCACAATTCTGCATAATCCATTGTATCTATTTCTTTTCGTATTCTTATTCCATATTGTTTTGCTAAACTTGCCTCTATTAGTGGCCAGTCTTCTTCTAGGTCATACCATAATTCTGTTTCATTACTTGTTTTGAAATCGTTTTTCCATTTCCTCATATGAAATTTCATTTGCTTGTGCCATAATTGCAATTATTATTACACTTAAATCTTTTACTGTTACTTTCATTTCTTTTATTTCTTTACTTGCCTTTTCTCCTAATAATAATTCTATTGCTTGAAATAATCCTTCGAAGCTATTATCATTTTTGAATATATCTTGCGCTTTTAACATTGTTTCAGCACTACAATCCACTTTATATGTTTTACCTTCTGCTATTGTTATAGTTTGTGGTTCGTGACTTAATTTTGAACTAATATCTAAATTTGCCATTTTAAATTCCTCCTAATAAATAAAAAATTAAAGAGTAGGTCTCCCCTACGCTCCTGCTGTGTATTCTGGTTTTCCATTTGACATTACATCAAATTCTAGTGGAATAACTTCTGTTGATTTTCCAGCTCCCCAGTTCGTTACATTGAATATTGCATTTTCAAATACTAATTTTGCACCGTCTGGGAATGTCCATTGTAAACATCCTTCAACATCTCTTCCATTTTTCAATGCTAATCCTGATACATAATCATTTCCAGAATCTCCAAAGTTTCTTTTTCCAGAAATTGATATTGTAACCGATTTTGATGTCATTAATCTTCTAACCCATCCCTTTTGGTCAAGCGGGCTCCATTCTTCTACTCCATTATCTAATTTTACTGAAAAACTTTCCATATCTGCTATATCTTTTAGCGATTCTTTGGTTGCACCAACTTGAAATTGGTTTTCATATACTGGATATACTCCTGATTTTGTTCCCATTATTTTTCACCCTTTCTATATAATAAATTTATTTCTATTGAAAACTCATAAATATTGTTTTCATCTGCTCCTAAATCTATAGGACCATTATATAAACATTCTATTGAACAATTATAATCATCAATAAAAAAAGAACTACAATCTAGTAACTCGTAAATCTTATTTGCCATGGTTTCGGCTGTATTATAATTTTTTGTCCATCTTAACAACAATGTAATTGGTATTATTCCATATGTTTTTAATTTTTTATATTTCGAATTATCTTCTAATTGCCTACGATTAGCATATAAAGCAATCATTTTTTCTTGATTTTCATCTATTTGCCCTATTGACCATTTACTACATTCTGGTATTATTTTTTTCAAATAATCTTTTATTTTTGATGTACTTATTTTTACTATCATTGTCCATATCTCCTTTTTAGCATTTTTTTAAAGTATTGGATTGGTAAATCCTTTTTATTTCCATCTATATATGTATCAAACCATCTTCCTCCTGCATTCGGATTTTGTTTTTTGTTAAAATTATACTCTGGATGGAAGTACATTTTTCTGGCATAAGGCGTGTCAGTAACAAGATTTACAACTCCTTTTATAATTTTTTTATCATCTACAAAAGTACTATCATTTTGCATTGTCCCAGTATCAAATGGCATCGTTTGGCTTTTGATTAAATCTGTTTTTACTGCCTCTGCTGTATCTATTAATGCTAATCTTGCGTTTTCCAATATTTCGTTTATATTTTTATTATTATATGTTATTTTCACATCACATCAACTCCATTGTGGTCATGTAGACTGTTCCATCTGGATTCCTAGGTCTGCTTGCTTGATAAATTTCATATTCAACTCCATTTATTAGTACTTGCCCTCCACTTATTCTTTTGAGGTCTGGGGCAATATCACCAGATAATATTACTTTACCAATCAGCTCAATCTTTCTTCCGTCAGAACTTATTATTACTTTTGTTTTTTCAACAAATCTACATTTTTGATTTTCTAAATTTAAAGAAGTTAGTGGCTCACCATCTTCTGATAAGCCTTCTTGATATATAACTACATCACATTTATTATTTAATAGTCTTTTTAGGTGTTTTGGATTTAACTTTTTTATCATATAATTCTATTTGTCAATCCTGTTCTTTTTAAATAAAAGAAAGCTAATTTTGATATGTTTAGTTTATCTGCTAAATCTTGGGATTCCTTTTCATTTACTGTTAGGTCACCACCTATAGAATAACTAGATATACTATCATCATCATATATACCTTCTTCTTTTATATATTCTGCTTGTAAACATGTTGCTTTTACTATTAAATCTTTTTGCTGTGTTGTTAAATTATCAAATCCTCTTCTTTCAATTCTTGTTAATGTAGCTCTATTAATATCTATTGAGGCTAATTCTAAATATTTTTCTATTTCTTCACTTTCTAATACTTTAGAACCATATTTAGAATAATCCTCTTTGGTTGCATAAACTCTTATCATTTGCAACACCTCTTATTTTACTTTCTTTTCTAATTCTTCAATTTTTGCAAGTAGTTCTTCATTAACTTTTACTAATTCTGTCTTTTCTTCTTCGACTTTTGTTAGTTTTTCTGTTAATTCTTCTTTTGCTTTTGTTATTTTCTTTAATTCTTTTTCTAAATCTTTAGGAGCTACTTTTTTAGTAGTTCCTAATTTAGAATATCCTCTATTTTCATATTGTGATAATTCTTCTTCTTCTATAGATAATATTGCATTATCTTTTTCTATTTTTATTTTAGCCATTTAGAACCTCCTACCCAGCAGTATATGTTTCAGTATCAACATCAACATATATACTGTCAATTTTATTATCTTTTCCGTTTGGGAATATGAATGTATCAGATAAACTTCTATCTTGATATAAATAGCCATCTCCTTCTGTGTGTTGACCAGGATTGAAGTAGTAAATGCTTGAGATTTTTGGTACAGTTTTTACAGTCAATGGAGATGCTATTAACACGTTTATTTTATGAGATGTACTTGCAACTGGTACAAATCCATCAGTAAAATCAAATTTATCATAAAATCTTTCATCATCAATTACTTCTATTAATGTTACACCATCAATGTCTGTAATTCTTGTTTCTATACCAATTCCACCTTCTGCTATTTGTGTCATCTCTATTTTTCTTGAGAAGTCTGTAGATTGTTCTAATAAGTCCATAATTGTAGAATTTACATATGCAATTAAAGCACCTTTTCCTACATATCTTCTTAATTTTCCAGCACTTAACATTGATTTTAATTTTCCATATACATTTTCTTTGGTATATGAAGATAATGCTGTTGAACTATGATAGCCGTCCAATTTTTGTGCCTCTGTAGCAACTTTAGAATAAAAGTATGCATCCATTTCTGGTATTTGTTGTGTTTTGTGAAATACTTCTGAAATATTTTTTATAGATGCTGTTTCATTTGTTTCATCTACATCTATTTTATCTACCAAAAATGATATATCTCTATCATGTCCTAATGTATAAGGTACATCTGTTTGGGCAAATGTTCCTTTGTTCCATCCTCCTGCTCTACTGTGTGATTTATAACCACTTGTACTCATTTGTGTGAAATGAAATGTTTTTGCACTTAACCATTTAACTGCTGTTGTTACAAATGGTGAAGTCAAAGATTCTTGCTCCATAATTTCTAATAGGTCTGGAGTCCATACCTCTGCATAATTTAATGCCATAATTAATTACCTCCTAAAATGAATTGAACCTGTTCCATCTTTTTGTGGCTACAGGCTTTTTACTTTTTTGATTTTCATCTGAGTTACTTTGTGTTGCCCCAAATTTAAATCCTTTTACTTCTTCATTTACTGTTTTTAACTCAGGAAATTCAGAAATTATTAGATTGATTTCATCTTCTAGTTTCTTAGTGTTTAATACACCATTTTCTAAAACTTTTGACATATCAACTAATTTTGCTGCTCTTTCAACTTTTCTAACATCCACTCCTACTTTGGCCATAGCAAGCGCGATTTTGTCAGTGTAGCCTGTTTGAGCTGTTTCTTTTGGTTCTTCTTGTCTCATGTCTTCTTGCTTAGTTTGAGTTTCTTGAACTTGTTTAGAATTTTGCTCCTGTTCTGCTTTTTTTGCTCCTTTTGCATACATTCTGTTAATAAATCCATCTAACTCATCCTGATTTTTGAAAATTATTTCGCCATTTTCTCCTTTTTGAGCTACTGACTTTTTAATTTTCTTTTCCTCATTTTTGTTTTCAGTTTTTTGCTCATGATTTTGAGCATTGTCTGGTGTAGCTTGAGTATCTGCACTTTTTTTTTCTTCATTTTCCATATTGGAACCTCCCCGTTTAAAGTCCGTCGACTATAATTTGAATATAAAAAAAGAGCTTTTTAAGCTCTAATTTTAATATTGGATTCGGAAATTAGATTCGAACTAATAATATAGCAGTCAAAATGCTATGTGATACCTTTTCACTATTCCGAAATATAAAACACCCACATAAATATGTAGGTGCTGATTTTATTTTTTATTAAACCATTCATCAATTTTTCCACTTTCAACAGCTTTTGAAAATTCTTCTGCCTCTTTTTTTCATTTCATCTGTTATTTCAACTTTTTCATTTATTGGTATTGGATTTGGTATTTCATTTATCCATCTAGGTTCTTTCATTAAAATTCCCTCCATAACAAGATGTATATTTTCAAATATCCGCATATATTATTGATTATTTAGCATAATTATAGTATAATTAAGTTAATAAATATTTATTTGAGATTAGTTGTGACACCCTAGTGTTGCAGTTAATCTCTTTTTATTTTCTTTTCATCGACAAATTACTATTGCTGGTTATCAAATTTTATCTTTTTCATATAACCAAATTATTTTTGTTTTTCTAATTCTTTTATTGCATTTTGTATATGAATATTATCTACCTTTTTTATTTCCTCAATACTATTAAACTGTTCAAAATTTTCCATTATTTCAACTGCCTCAACTACATCTGGAAGCTCTTTTATATCTTTTTTATTATGAAATAATAAATTTATCATATAGTCGGTGTATGATAACATACACAAATACGATTCTATTTCATTTCCCATCATTAATTATCAACACCTTTCTATTAAAAATACAATAGTAATTTTTTCCTTTTATTTTTATTCCATCATATCCCTCTAACATATATATCAAAGAACGTTCATTATCATATATTCTTTGTAGTTTTTTAGGAAGTTTTTGTGTTCTTGTACTTATATCTTTTAAATAGTCAATTGGTGAATTAAATTCCAATATCTTAGCATCTTTACTTAACTTTGCTCTAATTACTTTACCTTGTCCGTTTCCAAATGTATAATTAAGTGTTTCTGCATCCACTAATTCTCCAAAATATATTCCTCTTCCATATTGACTATTCTTTTTATTGCTATATTTAATATCTCCATACAATGTATTTTTATAAGCCTCTTCTGCTGTTCTTCCCTTATAATCTCTTAAGTATCTAACAATTTCTTTACTTTTTATTTTATCATAATTAGTTTGATTTACTATTTGAGGATGATTATCCATTTTTAGTAGCTTTGATGTCAGTTCTTGAATGTTGTTCTCCTTTAATGTATATTTTTCTATATCTATATTTAATTTTTCAAATAATTTATCTTCTCTTATTTTACTACTTTCTATCTGATTTTGCAATTCATTAGTCTTATTCTGGTAATTTAATATGTTTTCAGGTAATAAACTACCTGCTGCTAATCTTTGATATTGTTTCTGTCTTTGTTGCAAATATTGAGTATATCTATCTTCTTTATCATGATTATGTTTCGCATCTGTCACTTCTTCAGGTTCATCATTTATCCCTTCATAATATGTACTAACCCCATGTTGACACCTAGGATGAAATAGTCCTCCTTCAATTGCTGTGCTTAATAATGGATATCTTCCATCTTTTTCAGTTCCTCCTGACCATACATCATCTATATAAACTCTACCTTCCCACGGTGTACACTTATCACAGGCTCCACCATGTTTGGATACATATACCAATGAATTTCCTAGTTTTTTACGCATTTCTCCTTCACCCATTAGATTGGCTCTTTTGTTTGCTGTTCTAATTGCCATATCACAATAATCAGCAATATTATGTTTTGTTCCGTTTTTGTATTCAATACAATTAAACCCTCTGGATAAAAAATCTTTACTAGCCATGTCAATTGCTTGTTTTACTGTTCCTGCTCCTGTGTTTGCATATACCTGTGCTTTGTATATTATTTGCCTATATTGGTCATTTGCCATTCTTAATGTTGCATATTTTACATCTTTTATGTCATTTTTTGTACTTTTTATTAATGCATCTAGTTTTCTATGATTTAATCCAAAAAAAGACCCACCTAGTTGTGAATCTTCTTTTCTTATAATTCCTGATTGTATTGCTTGTTTATTTGTTCTTTCAGCTCCTTCTTTGAATTGTTCTTTTATATGTTTATATAAATATCTATTTAACCCTTTTGTGTTATTATTAAATATTTCTTTATTTGCTTTTTTATAATCTTCAAACTGCTTTATTTTTAGTGCTTGCCATTGTGGCCAACTAATGTTTTCTATTTTTTCATCTTCTTTATGTTTCCACAATGTTCTTTTCATTGATGCTATTAATTGTAATTCTATTTCTTCCATTACTTTTTTTATATCATATTCTTTCTGCATTTAATCACCTACTCTAATGGGCTCATTATATTAGGTTCTTCTTTTTCAATTATTCCTGATTCTTCTTTTAGTCTTTTTACTTCTTCTTTCTTTTCTTCTTTTGTTAGACTATCTCCATACATTGTATCAATTGTTTTTTCAATGCTCATTACATTTTGACCAGGTCTAGCTTTTGATACTGTTTCTACTGTTGCCTCAAATGAAGGGTTAGCATATTCTTTGAAATCAACTATTACTTCATATTCTCCTGCGGTTTTTCTTTGTGCCAAATCGTATGTTTTTAAACAAATTTCAACTAATTTAGGAATAATTTTTTCTAATACATCTATTACTTTTCCCCTTGTATATTGTGTGGCTTTTTCTTTTTCTCTTTGTGCCTCTGCATTGTCTAGCTTTTTTACATCTATACCTAGGGTTGATGGACTTATTAAGCCTTGCAAACATAAGTCTAATGCTGTTATATATGATTGCAACATTCCTTCATAGTCGAAATCTCCTTTTTCTCTTATTATTTTACTGCTTTCTGTTTCTGATGTTGTACTTCCTGCTTTTGTGTATCTATTATCAAATGTGTTTGGTTTTAATAAATTTCCGTTTTCATCTGTTGGTATTAGGTCTTCTGGAATATATGTTATTGTCCTATTATCTCTTAATGAGTCTATCCATTTACTCCATACTTCATCAAAACTATCAAATGCATCTAATTTCTTTTCTAATATACTTTGTCCTCTTCCTTTATATTTTTTGGATTTATTAAACATCATTGGTATTGCCATCATGAAATTGGTATCTTGGGGTTCTTTTAAGTCTGCTGTTTCTGGAATAGCTTTATAATCTTGCATTAATTGGTCATTTTTATACAATTCGTATTTTATTCCATTTTTATAATACTTTTCAAATAGAGTATAACATGCGTCTTTTTTTGGATATTTATTTTTGAAATTTATCCCTGTTATTCTACCTCTTGTATATTCAAAATCAACATTTTGCCCTGAATAAAATTCTATTATAGGGTATTTGCTTATATCTGTATCATAACTTATTTTAAATGCTCCATCACATTGTACAAATACATCGATTATTGCTTGTTTTAATGTTTCTTTAAAGTCATTTTCTTTGGATATTTCTTCCCAATTTTTTTGTGCCTTATTATCTTCTTTAACTTCTATTTTATTGAAACTATCAACAATTATATCTGCTAACATATCAACTATCATTGATGGCAATCCTGTATGTATTTTTCTAAAGTTTATACCTGTTGTACTTTGTGCTGACCAAAATTTTGCATTTCCCATCAAGTCATCTGTTTGTGTATAATATTGGTGTAATTCTGATGCATCACCTCTATACCATAATAAATTTCTAAAACAGTTTCCTTCAAATGTATTTGTTTCTTGTATTGTTATTGTATCACCAACACTTGGTTGTATTTCTAACCAGTTTCGTATTACCTTTTTGATTTTATCATTAACCGTTCCCATTTTATTCCTCACTTTCGTCTTTTATCAATTTTTTTATTACTTCCCAATTTCCAATTTTCTTTTTGTGTGGTAGCCATGCATACTGACAACCATTTATTGAGTGGTCATTTCCATCCTCTGGCTGGTTATTTTCATCAAATGAATACTTATTGCACTCATCTATATAATCCTTACAATTTTCAACAATTAAAAAATCACCAGTATTTAGCCAACTTTCTTGTAGCTGAACTCTAGTGATTATTTTTGTTTTCTTCCATGCATTTTCAAAATTATATACTAAAGCATTTTGCCTTTTTGCTTTATTTGCCTCCATTATTGTTCCTTGGTCTGCATTGTCTATAAAACACGTTCTTGCGAACCCCCATTCGTTTTTAAATTCTTCCATAAATTGTATTATCCATTGAACAACATCTGAGGGTGCAAATGGTATTGTTCTTTCTTTATTATTGAATGTTCTTTCCTTTAATAAAACGCATTTATTTTCTGTTGTTATTCCTATACCTTCCAACGTTACCTTGTCATGGCTTTCTTTTGAGTATGATGTATCACATCCAATAGAGAATAATTTAAATTTCATTTTCTTCGCTGTTTCTACTGTTATTATATTTTTAGGTTGTAAATTGAAACATAGTCCTGTTGCTTTTCCTCTTAATCCTTGTATTTTATTTTTATACATTTTGGTTCCAATCGGTGTTGCATTTATTTTTTCCTGTATATCTTCTTTAGTTAATGCTGCATTATCATAAAAAGTAAAATACCAATGAATCCAGCCTTGTATATGTGGCTCTTTCAATTCTTTTAATAATTCTGTAGGATAATCTTTTTCATACTTTGGTATGGGTCTACTTTTATTTATAAATTCTTTGTAAATGTCTAATGATGGGTCATCTGGGTTTGATGTTGTCATCATATATTTACATCTATGTGTAACTTCTCTCATAAACTCCATGTCTGCTAAATTTACTTCATCAAGATACACACACCCAACTTGTCCACCCAGAACCTTCTTCCATCTTTTTTTATCACCATATCCACATATATATATTACCTTTTCACCTTTATTGGTGTCATATCTTATATGTGGTAATCTGATTTTATCTTTTCCTTTTGGCCAGTATGCTGCTATATCTTCAAATTGTTCAAGTAAGCCATTTTCAGAATTTATTACATTCTTTTCTACTGTTCCTACATCATCACCTGCAATAATATGATACTTTTTATCAGAATCAGCAACCATACACATAAATTTAAATATTCCTACGGTTGTTTTTCCTGCTGCGGTTGTTCCTTCTAAAAATTCTCTTTTGCATTTTGTTTGTAAAAATTCTTTATATTTTTTACTTAGTTTTAACATTATACATCATCTACTCTTTGCATTTGATTTAGTATATCTGATATAGCATTTTTCTTTTCTTCTTTTTCTTTAACATTTACATCTATCTTGTCATTAAATATTCCTAAATGTCTTCCTAGTAGTTCAAGAGCTTTAACTTTATCACACGAATCTACTTGTATTCCAAATTTACCTTCTTTTATTCCAGATAATGCTTTTTTCTGTTCTTCTGTTAATTCATCTGTAGGAGTAAACTCTATCCCAGTATATTCTTCTTCCTTATAATCAACTATATCTTCTCCGTCAAATACTGGTACATTTCTTTTCATCTTCTTTAATTTTGCATAATCACTTGCCTTTGAAAAAGCTATTGCGGCTAGTTCTTTTATTACCATATCTTGGGTTATTTCTGTTCTTTGTTCTCGCTCTTTTATTTTTTCTGTTACATATATTTGAATGTTAGCTTTTGTTAGCAATCTACTTCCATTTGCTCGTGCTGTTTCATCTTTTTTACAATTAGGATAAGCAACCTTATATGCTCTCGTTGCATTAAGGTCTATTAAATACTCATCACAAAATATTTTTTGCGCATCTGTCATATAAGATTACCTCTCTTTCTTTTACTTTGACTTTACTTTTAAATGCATTTCCATTCTCCTTTTTTGGTATATATCTAAAACAATACTCATAATACTTGCATTGCTCACACTTTCTTTTCATACATTGCATATAATCTATTTTACCATTTTTGCCAGCTTGCTGGTTGTTTCTTTTTTGCTTTTTCTTTTCTCTCATAATTAACACACTTAGTACATACTGTGTTTGCTAATTTAAATACTCTTATTTCGCAATCGAACTTATTTTTGTTTTTGCATTTGTTACAATGCTCTTTTATGTATTTTTGTATTCTTTCTTGGTTTGTCATATGTACCACCTTCTTTTTTTATTTTTATGGTTGCGATTGCAGGAGTTGAACCTGCTGTCTTTAGCTTATGAAACTAATGAGATGACCGTTTCTCTAAATCGCAATATTGGTCTGAATAGCTGGATTTGAACCAACTCTAAATGTTCCCAAAACACTCGTGCTACCATTAAACACTATATTCAGATGTAGCTTGCTAGGAAAGCTTATATATTCTATTTTAAAAGGAAAAATGATGTCATATTTTATTAATTACCTAGCATATTAATACCTAAAAAAAGAACCTATCTCTTATAGATAAGTTCTTGTTATTTATTGTCGATTTTTGTTATTTTTTATTGACTTATATTTTCTATTTTGATATACTATGCAATAGTTTGTTTAAAAGAACCTTTCTTTGTTGGGTGCATAGATTAGTAATTGACTTCTTTGCATTTCAACTGCTAATTTATGCACCTGACTTTCTTTCTGATTGTTAGTTGCAAAAAATTAAGAAAGGAGGAAACGGAATGCGTACACAAGATGATAGCAATGTTATTGCCGTTCAGTATCTAGTTAGAGCTTTGATTGCTTTGATTGTGGGAATTGTATTTTGTTTCTTAGCTAGTCTTGGATACAATACATATATACGATTTTCGCAAGAAAAAATTGAAGTTCAGGCTACGAACTCCAATTTCACTAATTTAAACGAACTTGAGTAAGGGCTTGTCTCTTACTCTTTTTATTTATTTTATAAAAAATCTTATCTTAAGTCAATATTTTTAATGTTACATTTGTATTACAATTATATTACAATTATTAACATCTTGCTATTATTATACTCAATTTATTGCTAAAAATCAATACTTTGAGCTAATTTATTTTTTATTTAGCTTATAATAAAAAGAATAGACATTTAAAACATCCATTCTTTCTTACTCAAAACGAAATTTACAATAAGAGCCTCACTCAGTTTTTTGAGTTAGCATTTAGCTAACTGTGATTTATTTCATTATATATTAAAACATACTTTATATATGACATTCAAGGACAAAATAGGACAGAATTAATTTTATCAAATTTATTTAATGCAATTTTATGTTTTCTGCATAAATCTCTATAACTATAATTCATTTCACTAGCTACTGTTACTAATTTTTCTCCTCTTATATATATTTTTTCTAAAATTAACCTATATGGTTGCTCTAATTTAGATAACTGTTCTAATATTCCCTTTTGTTTTTGATTCTCTTTAACTATTTTATCTAATAAATCATTGGTTGTATCCAATAATATAGAAATTTTTTCTGCCATATTATCCTCTACTTGTCTGTTTCCGTTTTGGCATATCTGATAAAATGGATGTAATATTGGTTAAATTTTCTTTATATTCCTCTATGTAGTGTAACCTTCCGTCTATCCATTCCTGATTATATCTGTATTCTCTTAAATCTTCCCTATTCATCTTTCGTTCCTCCTTTTCTAGCCGTAATCAGCTCTTTTCTAAGCTCAAACAATACATCATAAGCTTTATTTACTTTCTTTTGATTGTTTATTTTGTTATTTTCCTGAAAATTTATGTTTTCCAATATTTTTATAACTTCTTCAATCACATCTTGTACATATTTTATCTTCATAAGTACCCTCTCTTTCACGTTTTTAGTATGAATTTTCTTTAAATATTTTTGCAATAGAAAAAACCTTGATTTCTCAAGGCTTATCAGATATTTTATTAATTATTTTCTATGTATTTTTCAAATGTATTTATAAATCGTTCTAAATCTTCTGGTGATACCATTCCAATTTTAAACTGTATTTCATTGTCTACTATTTCTATCAAGTCATCACACTTTACAATACTGTCTTTTTTCAAATTGTTTTCTTTATTTTTGCTTAAAAGCTCATTATATGGATATGAAACCTTGTCTATATTGGAAGATAGTAGAAATCCAAAATAATTTATATCTACTGCTTGTCCATCATCTATTATTACAAAACTATGATTTGTTCCATTTACTCCATTTTTATATTCATAATTTGATACAAATACTATATCTCCAATATTAAACTTTTTCATACTATTTATTCTCTCCTTTGCTCACAGAAGTATAATAGTCAATTTCTTCTTTTGATAAAGAACATTCTTTTCCTCCTTTTGTTTTACAAAATTGAGAATATGTTTTTACTAAACCTTTTTCTTTCGCCTTTGCAATTAATGCTGATACCTTTGATTTATAAACATTATTAACCATTTCTATACCTCCTTTTTTATTATATGTATTTTTCATTTATTATATCACAAAATTATGTAAAATTCAAATTGTGATATATTTTTAGATAATTTTATACATAAAAAGAAGTATTGTCAATAACCTTGGCAAATATTTCTAAAGTTTTACTGCATTTCTGATAAACTACGTGTTTTTATTATTTAATTTTCAATGTACTTTGTTTTTCCACACACTCCACCGCAATTGTTAGATAATTTAATTATTTTTCCTCCTAATCAATTCTTGGTATATGCTCATAATTTAAAGCCTCAAATCCATTTTGCGTTATTTCATACATTGCTACTGTTTTTCCTGTGTATTCACATTTGACTTTATCTGTTACTTTTACATATCCCATTCTTTCTAATTCGGTTAGCCTCGGTGCAGTGTAGTTTCTCTCTGTGCTCGGTATAAAACCAAGCTCAAATAGCTCTACTGCCAATTGTTTAGCCGTCTTAGGTTTATTCAATCTGTTTAAAATTTGTATATATCTTATCTTTGTTTTGTCTTGTATATCACTAAAACTCATTTGTCTGGTTTTACTTGTTATAAAATTCATTTGTAACACTCTCCTTTTTTATCCTACATTATCTCTTTAAACATGTTGTTCTTTTCCTCTTCAGTAAGATTTAAATATTCTTTATCTTTTTTTAGTTCGTTTTGTATGTGAATTTTGTCTGAAAAATATTTTGCTTTCTCCATTCGCTTTTTATATTTATTTAATAAATTAATATAAATATCTTTATCTAGTCTATTTATGTTGGACACATCTACTCCCACATCTACTGTCATATTTACTGTCGTATCTACTGTATTATTTACAGTAGATTTATTATTTGCTGTAAAATTTACAGTGGATATTTTATATTTGTTTGGTTTTGACTTTGTCCCTTTTTCATATTCAAACAATTTATTTTCTATTAATTTATCTCGACATCTTATTAATGTTTTTTCGCTACTCATTTGCATAATACTCATCAATCTATGGTTATCTACTGAAATCCATTCGCTCCACCCGACATTTATTGAATAATGCTATTAGCTTATACCACAATAACTGCGACGAACTTTGCAAATAATTTGTTTCGAGCCATTTCTCGAAAGCATTAATTAAATCTATATAACTCATAATGTCTTCTCCTTTTGTGAAAATGTAGAGGTAAAACCTTTTTGTCTTACCTCTGTTGCCTAATCATCTAAATTACTTTTTCCATATCTTTCGATAAATTCTTCTTTGGTTTTTCCATAATATTCTCTGTATGCTTTTTCTGCTATTTGTTTTAAGTATCTGTTAAATTTATCACCGTTTTTACCATGTACTCCGTTTGTACCTTCGTGCATTTCTTTTGTTAAAAATACAATTAATCCATCTTCTATGCTTTTTTGTCTGTATGCTTTTCCGAAATACACTTCATGTCTATGTAAATATGGCTTTCTGCATACACTGTAAAATGGATTTATTGGCATAATACAAAATTCTTCTTTCATTTGTTATCCCAACTTTCTAATAAACTTTTTATTTCTTCTTTAGGTCTAGTGGGTATATTTTGCAATTCACATTCATTTACTAGCCCATCAATTAATATTGACATTTCCTTTGTGTTCATTTCTGAACTACCTTTATAAACTTTATAATGTTTGAATGTTTTCCCATTTAAAATTGACTCCCCTGCCTCACTATAATATTTGAGGTATGGTTTAACATTTATATCTGCTATAACACTTACCATTTCACTTTGACCATATTTTTGTAATAATTTGAAATACATTTCTTCTTTGTCCATTCTCATTACATTCGCAAGTTCTGTTGTTAATTCCCAGAAATAGTTATTTGCATTTAGACTTCTTTTCTTTTTGTATTCTTTTATTTCGAATTTCTTTTCTTTGTTTTGTTCTAGTAAGTAAGTTATTATTTTATTACTTGTTCCTATCATTCTTTACTATCCTTTGCTAATTGTTTTGTGTTATTTTCATTTAGTGCTTTTTCTATTGAACTATAATTTTTTACTTCTAAGATTTTTGGTAAATTACCTATTCTTGATTTTTTTACAATTGCTTTTGTTTCTTCTCCACTTTTTTCTAGTTGAATTACTATATCCATTAAATATTCAACAATATCTAAAGCATCATATGTAACTCCCACAGGTTGCATTTTTCCGTCTTTTGTGTCCCATACATTTTTAGCTCTTGCAACTAAAATCAAGTTCATCGGTACATCTTTCAATTGATTTAGTACAGACCTTGACATTTCCCTTCTATATGCATACCACTTTGTTTTTTGCAATGGATTTAACTCTCCAACTTTTTTTCCTACCATTTGTTCATATTTTTTAGCACTAGCATCTTCTATACAATCTAACAAATCTGTGATTGGGTCTATTATTAGAGTTTTTCGATCTGGATATTGTCCTTCTAAAATTTCAGTTAATAGATTGACCGTTAATACTGCTGAATTATTTGCTCTTTTTTCTGTTTTATCCACTTCCGCTTTATAAAAATCAAATTCGTTTGCATATAGTCTTGTACTCCCCTCCAAATCAACTACAATTGGGTTCGGAGCTGATAAAGCAAACCTACTTTTTCCACTTCCACTTTCTCCCCATACCATTATTTTTAAGTTAGCATCTTCCAATGTAGCTTTTTTTGCTAATCCCATAAAATTATCCTCCTACTTAATTCTTAAATTTGTATTATTGCTATAAATATTTACACCTGCAGGAATTTCTCCTGTTTCTTTAAAATTATCTTTAATTTTGTTTTTATCTATTTTTACTGTAACAATTTCTGTTTTGTATTCTCCTGGAATTTCATCTTCATTAACAATTTCTACAGATATCGGACTTTGGGCAATGCTTAAGGTTCCCAATCCTGTTTCAATTTTTTTTATATTATTACCTTCCATGCACTCTTTTACATATTGCTTAAATTTAGATAATCTATTTTCTAAATTCTTTCTTCCTGTTGCTATTCTATTCTCTTCTTCTTTCATTGCGTTTATTGTTAATTCTATATTTCTAAAATAGCCTATAATATTTTGACTCTTTTGTTGTAATAATAATGTTAGCTCTTGTTCTATTATTTTCTTATCTTCTTCATTTATCTCATCGTTTTCCAGTATAGACGGAAAAGCACTTGTTATTTGATATAAACTTAAATTATTCATTTTCCTCCATTACCTCCAATTCTATTTGCTTGTCAATTAGTCTTTCATTTAATTTTTCTGATAAATCTGATATTAAATTAAACTCTTCTTCTGTTACATTGTCGCAAGCTACTGCATTATTTTTAAAATCTTCTAAGCTATTGCGACTCTTTGTTAATAAATCAACTTCTATTTTTAAATCTTTCATTTTTTCATTCCTCTCTTGCACTCTTTACTAAATTTTGCTATACTTAATAAAGATATTTATATCTATGTTATTTATTTGAGTTAGTTAGATTGCCGTCTGCTAACTCTTTTTTATGTTTATTTAAAATGTTGTGATATTTTTTTGCTATATTAGCTATTGTTACTCTTATTTTATTTTCTTTGACTTGTATTGTTTCTTTATCATTTATTCTTATATAAAGTGTTTCTAATCTTTTTGGCATTGTTCTTTCCTCCCTTGAAAAATTTTTTAATATAATGTATAATTCTGTCGAATGTGAGGTATATGTTATGAATTTTATTTTAAATTTATTAAATAATTGGCTTGTATAAGCTATCATAGGAAATATAATTTGGCTAATTCTATGCGAAACTATTAAGTATATTTCAAAAAAAATGAAAAGTAATAATAAAACACAAGTTAATATCTCCAATAAATCTTGTTCCGTTGATTTAATACAAAAACAGTTTTCTTTTGCCTATTACTGTGTTATATTCTCAACTTTTACCTTAGCTTGTTATATTGCTAACAAATCTCAAAATATAAATCTATTAGTAATTCTTTTCTTTGTTCTTTTATTATATTTTGGAGTTTTTGGCTTGCAACACTCTTTTTATAAGCTTTTTAATCAATTTTCTAATAATACTGCAAACAGGCATAAATAAAAAACCAATGATAAATCCTCCGTATTGCCATAAAAAATCTTTCATACTACCTCCTACTTCAAATATCCAATTGTGCTCATCCAGCCAATCCCGCATATTAATACCTTTTGCAAAAACATCCCTATTGTGAATGCGTTTAGTGCAATTAGTGCTACTGTTTCTAAATTTACTTTTTTACTTTTGTTTTTCTTCATCTTATTTTACACTCCTTTTTTTCTTTTTTTACTGTACCATTCTCTTATTGCGCTACCTAGTGCTACTTTTTCTTTTCCATAATCTTCGCTTGGAAAATCAACTAAATTATAAATATTTAATGCTGTTGGTACACTACAATTTCTTAACTTCGCAAATTCCGTTGGTGTATAAAAAATATTATCTTTTAATTCCATTTTCTTCTCCTCCTTTCTTGGTTTCAATTTTATTTTTCACAAGGTTTAGTTATTAAACGTTTTGTTGAATTAATAATTAAAAAAATATCTGCAATATTACATTCGTATAATTTTGCCATTTTCTTTTTCAAAGTATCACTTGGATTTCTACTACCATTCTCCAACATTGATAAATATTGTACAGATATAGTCAATATCTTGGCGGCTTGTTCTTGTGTTAAATGTTTATTTTTCCTCAGTTCCTGTAATGTTTTATGTTTCACTCTTGCACCTCCTCAACAATTTGTTGAACTTATTATATTAAACATTTTGTTTATTGTCAATACTTTTTTGAAAATATTTTTACATTTTGTTTAAAGCCGTTGACACTCTAAGGAAAAAAATTTACAATATGTTTACAAATTAAACAATTTGTATTATAATTTAATTATGTAAAGGAGATGTTACAATGAACCGATTACGATTTCTAAGAAATGAAAGAGGTGAAAGTCTTGATAAAATCGCTAGCTATCTAAATGTTACAATTCAAACCATTTCTAATTATGAAACAGAAAAAAGAGATATGACACCAGATACTATTCTCAAACTTGCTGAATATTTTGACGTATCTACGGACTATCTTCTCTGTAAATCAGATATACGCAATCCTCAAAAAATTGATGAAAACAAATTAAATGTTGCATTTGAATCCGGCTACGATGGTCTTAATGAAACTAATAAAAACATTATAAACAGTACAATAGCAGGTCTACTTGCTAAACAAGAACTAGAAGAAAAACAGGAAAATAAAAGTGGTAAATAATTAGCCACAATAAAATAAAAAGGGGCAAATAAAATGGAAAAATTAAAAGAACAAATAAAAAATTTAAAAGAAAAAAACAAATTTTTAAACTTTATATTAAATGGTAAAAATTCAGCAATAGTAGTATTATCATTTTTGCTATTTGCAACTGTTGTTACATATCCCAGTGATAATACGGCACAAATAGCAGATTTAAATAATCAAATCCAAAATTTAAATCAACAAATAGAAGAAAAAGACAAAACAATAGAAAATAATCCCGAACTTCAAAAATTACAAGAACAAGTAAATAATTTACAACTTGCTAATCAAACTCTATCAGATGCAAATAAAAAATTAGAAGAAGAAAAACAAAATTTAGAAAATGAAAAAACTTCTTTGGAAAATGAGAAAAACGAACTTAACCAAAAACTAGAAGAATCTCAAAAAACATCTTCCACCCAAACAAACAACTCTTCTTCTAGTAACTCTAGTGCTTCTCAATCTTCTAATTCTAGTAAAAACACAAAATCAACTACATCATCTTCTAATAATCAATCAGAAACAGTTTTGGTTGGAGATACGGGAAATAAATATCACCGTCAAAGTTGTAGAACTTTAAAAGGAAAAGGACATGAAATAACTTTGCAACAAGCATTGTCTGAAGGTAGAGAAGCCTGTAAAGTTTGCCATTAAATAAATTTTTATTCATATTATTTTTATCATACGGAGGAAAAAATGAATTTAGAATACATTGAAGATTTAATAGACAGAGAAAACATAAAATTAATTAATACATATCTTGAAAACACATCTGGAGCATATATTAACTACTCTAAAATAAACGTAATAATCTATGATAAAACTAAACTTTCATCTTCACAAGAAGAAAAACAAACACTTATGGAAGAACTTGGACATTACTACTACCGGTGCCACTTATAAATTCAATTCTAATCTTGAATTTATTGGTAGACAAGAATATAAGGCAAAAAAATTTAGTTATAATATACTAATCCCATTCGAAAAACTAAAATCAGCTATTTTAAGACGGAGTTAATACGATTTATGCTCTTGCAGATTATTTTGATGTAACAATTCAATATATGAAAAATGCAATTGATTTTTATACAGAAAAATATGGAGATTTTATTAATCAATTATATTATACAAATAAAATTCAATATTGACAAAACAAAAGTTTTGTTTTAATATAAAAAAATATAGGAGGTTACACAATGCAATATGTAGTTTTACAAGTAGTTCTAAAAGAAAAACTTATAGGTACAGGTTCTGGAAATTTAACAGAATTGGAAAAAGTTATTAATGCCCAAGCAGCCAAAGGTTACAGACTTCACACAATTTCAACCACATCCTCAGGCAGTAAAGGTCTAATGGGTGGAGATAGAATACAAGCCACTCTTGTATTTGAAAAAATTTAATAAAAAATAGATAATGTATCCCTCGCTAAAGTTTTACATTATCTATATTTACTAACTACTTAACCAAGCAGTTTTACTTGTGTATTAATTATACAACAATAAACCTGCTTATTCAAGTACCAAAAATTTGTTTAAGGAGGTTTTTATGGGTACATCAAAAAAACGTGGAAATGGAGAAGGTACTATTTTCAAAAGATTAGTGCACGGAAAGCCAATGTGGGTAACCGAATATACTATTTCCATGTATGATAACAAAACAGGCAAAAGAAAAAGAAAAACAATCTATGGAAAAACCAGACAAGAAGTAAAATTAAAACTAGAAAAAACTATAACAGAATTAAATACTAATACATATGTTGATAAATCAAAAGTAACTTTTTATACTCTTGCCAAGGAGTTTATAGATACTGGCTATAAAATGAATAAATTACAAGAATCATCTTATTCTCGCAAATTGTATACATTAAAAAATATATCTTCGCATTATATGGCAAATATGGAACTTCAAAAAATAACTGACAATGATGTAAAAGACTTTCTGTCATATATTACTAAATACTCTGACTCTGTAATTGCAAAGATATATGGAATAGTAAATAATACTTTTAAAATAGCTGTAAGGCGAAATATATTGCGTTATAATTTTTTTGATAATCAATTAGAATTTGAAATACCCTTATCTTCAAAATACAAAAACAAGTCAAAATCAGTTTCTGCATTTACAATTGAAGAACAAAAACAACTTGTAGAAGAATTATTAAAAGCAAAGAAATTCAGATATAAATATCAGATATTTTTGAGTTTATATACAGGAATGAGAATGGGAGAAATAAATGCTTTAGATATTAATGACATTGATTTTGAAAATAAAATCATTCATATACGAAGAACCATTACACGAACTTTTGATGATAGAGCAAAAATTGGATTATATACAAAAACAGTTAATGGTATCAGGGATTTAATAATAGACTCTAATGTAGAGAATATTCTCAAAGAATATTTATCATCAGAATATTATACAGAAAATGATTATAATTTGCTTTTTTGTAATTCAAATAAGGAATGTATTAGTACTGACACAGTAAATGTAATGTTTAAGTACTTTTGTAGAGATAATAATATAAGCAAAGGTTATGATGTTCATCAACACATGCTTCGTCATACTTTTGCAACTAGGTGCATTGAATCAGGAATGCCTGCCGCGATTTTGGCAAAAATTATGGGACATGCTAATGTATCTACAACTTTGAATGTATACTGCGAAGTATTCGATAAATTTAAAAAAGAACATTTAGATATGTCTTTAGAATACTTAAAAAAGCAAGGTCTTACCGTTGATTTTGAATAAATTTGTACAGCCATAAGTACAGCCTTGTGAGACAATTTTTAAAATTCTTATTTTTATTTCAAAATACATCAAAAGTGCAAAGTGGCTTAAAATACATGGTTTGAAGTATTTGAAAATAAATTCAAAATATTTTCAAACCACTGTTTTTTGTCTGTTTTTGCCAGCCATTAAAGTCTTTTCCATCATATTCTATTGTTAGTTTTATATTTCTCATAGATTTTCCTCTCTTTTGCCCATTTGGGACCGGGTCTTTTTTGGGCAATTTTTCAAAAAAGACCCGGTCCCAAATGACCCAAATATT